CGCTGACCATTGTCCAGCCTTGCCACCTTTTGTACCTGCTTTGATTTTATTAAATAGGTTCTTACGCATAGTGGGTTTGGTGTAGTTACCAGCAGCATTTACTTTTGACTTCGCCATGTTAATATCCTGTTACTGCATCCAAGACCTCAAGATCATCAATCTCAAAGTCATATGAATACGCTACTTTAGCTAGTTGGTCTGTGTACGCAAAGGCATCCACAAGGTCATCATGTGTTAACGGGTCAGGGAACTGGAATAACTGATCCATGAATCTACTATTCCACTCACCTTGCCCTAGAGTAATCTGACCATTCTCAAATCTACCCTGAAGCGCCCACATGATTCTGTCTGTCTTCTTACGGTTGCCGTGTGTTAGTTCTTCTACAACAAAGAATCTACCACGTTGCTTCATCAAGTCCATTAGAGGTGACATCACAGCTTGCTTGGAGATACCACGCTCAATACCTACACTGATGGGTCTGTAGTCTCTAACAACCTCAAAGATCTTTCTAGCTGTCTCCGCTAAGTCCCAGCGACCATATATCATGTTTTCTAGGTGCCAGCCATTCTCATTTACTTTCACAACAGCAATAGCTGATTCATCCAGCTTAGAGTTTTTAGTTCTCTTCTTACTTACGTCCTCAAAGCCAGCTAAGTCAATACTAACGTAGTAGTCACCTATCTCCGGTGCTTCACCAAACTTAACCCACTCCTCCTTAAACATCTCTGAGCCTCTAGCTTCAAAGGATGCCATGAACTCTTGACGGAATGCGTAGGATGACATAGACTTCTTAGCTAGGTCAATTTCATCTGGGTCTAACAACTCATTGTCATAGCTTGTAAAGTGCCATGCAGTGTAGGACTCATCGTCCTCTAGCTCTGCGTACTTATATAGGTCGTAGAAGTGATTACGCCCCATAGGTGTACCAATGAACAGTGCAGCACCCTTCTGGTCAGCCAAGGCAGGTCTAAGGATCTGCTCAAAGACTTCAGGCTTCATGTCAGCGTACTCGTCCATCACTAGGAACTTTAGTGACACACCACGCATAGTCTCTGGTCTGTCAGCACCCTTCAGTGATATAGTAGCGCCATTGACTAACTTAATCTGTAGGTTGTTTATGTGCGCGTTAGATACAACAGGGTGCGCCAGCTCCAATAGTGTTTGCCACATGATGTCTCTGGCCTGCCCTTGTGTTGGAGCTACATAGAACACATGACCTTTGTCTGCCTGTAGAGCATTAACAATCAACATCCAAGCAGCTAGTCTGGACTTACCTGTACGTCTACCGGCAGCTACAATCTTAAATCTAGTAGGGTCTTCCCATACTTGTTGCTGCCAATCCAGTAGTTGTATGTTAAGATCAGTCATAGAAATACTTAACTACTAACTCATCTAAGTCTTTTTCTTCTTCACACTCATACTCAGCATCTAAATCAGGATCACCGTCCCAGTTTAGATCCTCTTGTTGTGCTAAGGTTTTCTTGTACTCTCTGTTAGTAAGCACTAACTATACGTCCACATTACAGGTGTATCAGTAGCTCTAATGTCTACATGCACAAAACCTCCAGCAACACCAATACCAGTAAAGCCTAACTTAATAGCATTCTTTACTACAGTGTACCTTTGTAAACCTGAAGACACAGCTATGTCTGCTGCTATGCCTTGTGCATGTGTACCCGGTTTTTTCTTACCTAGCTCAATAGGATGGTCAGGTGATCTATAGCCACTTGTGATAACAAAAGGAAAACCACAGTGCTCTCTAAGTTCATCCAAGGCATATATTAGTTCATCCTCTATTTCATTCTCGCCTGTGGCTTGACACACAAACTCTTCTCTAGTAAAGTGCTTAAACATCGTTAAACTCGCCTTCTATTGGTTCGTTAGGTGTAACATCAGTTTCCACAGTACCTGCACCTATACCTGAGATCGTTATAGACACAGCAGATCTACCACCTGCACTGTCTTTCTCAAAGTAACTTAAGGGTAACATCCTATCCATAACTAGTTTCCAAGCTGCTGCTTGATTCTTATGCTCATTATCTAAAGCAGCATCAAAGATAGCATCTAGTACCTTACGTGACTTAGGACTAGCCAACATCCTAGCTTTATACTCATTGATGATACCCGCATCACCTTTAGGTCTACCTACTTTACCCCTGCCTCCTCTAGTCCTTGAGGATACATCAGTTTTCTTAGGTCTACCTCTTTTCCTTTTAGGTGGTTCATTATCATTCATAATGTATTTTGCCTTAGTTGTTCTTAAGAATACTTAACTATTATAGCATACTTTTGATCATTTGTCAAGTCCTTTTACGTGTTAATTTACAGTGCTGGATTATTCCTTAGTATTCAAGGACTTGGCTTTGTTAGTGAATACTCACATTTACCTATTTTTTCTAATTTTACTTTTGATGTACCTGAGTGCCAACTACAACAATAATGCAGCGCGCGTCGGCCCCCCGTCCCTTTGTACTTGAGCCACCCTCATGTTAACTTGAGTAGAATTCATGTAGACTTGGCACGTCTCTTGCATGCTCAAGTTTGCTCAAGTATATGCAAGAAGCATGCCAAAGTGTGAGGATCGCTAAAGTACCCTATAGCAAACTTTGGCACACATCTTGCATGGTCATCTCGACTGTTTCCTTTATATACATGCGCACACAAAAATAATCTTACAATTGTAAAAAAAATGCATTTATTTTCGCTCAAGGTATTGCGATCAAGGTAAATCTATGAGACGTTTACCACATCGGCGGCCACAAAGGCACCGACACTGTGTAAACATACAGTACAATAGAAAACATAGGGATATACAAAATGAAACTTAATAAAGCAATTGCAAACGAGATCATGACAGCCGAGCAAGCCAAGGCATCACGCGAATTAGTCCGGAAAATGATAGCCAACGAAACCAAAGCCAAAATTCAAATGGCGGAATTGTTCGAGATATTTAAGCCAGCGATCCACGGCCACGACGAAGCGCAGTTTAAGGCATTTCAGACAGCATTCGTTAACGCAGCCGGATTTAAGAATGCCAGCGAAATGAGCAAGCAAGAGGGATGTACTCGGATTGGTGTCACATTGTCGGAGTTTAAAAAGTATTGTAAGGATTTTGCTGGTGCTCCCGAGTCCTACGTAGACATGATCGAAGAGATAAAAGCGGCGCGTGAAGCGACCAAATCCGAGAAAAAGCCAAGCAAGCCAAGTGCTGGCGGATCAGGAGAAGGCGAAGGCGAAGAGGAATCGACCGATACCGGAGCGCCCAGCGGTCTCGTTGATCCTGTGTTAATTGAATTCTTTAACAAGGCATCGGCGGCATCACCCGAGGCACAAGCGCAAATCGCCAAGCAATTGATCGCGGCACTCAAGTAGACTCGGGAATCATGGCCTGCTAGAATGCTCTGGCAGGCTTAGAATTTACAATTGTAAAAAATTAAGGATAGAAAAATGTTAATGAGCATGAAACAGATGAATACGGTGATTGATATGCAACCGGCTAAAAAGAATCAGGCATTGACTCGCAAATATCTATGTGAGAATCTGTACTCAATCGAAGGGACATTCGAGGCGCTACGGGAAATGACCGACGACGACCGTCGAATCTTGAGTAAAGTAATTGAGATTGTAGAAAAGGAAAAGGAATCATGAGTAGCATGAGAGATTTTGCGCCACATAAGCGCGACGATAAACCAAGGCGACACAATTGGGTGTTGCCGACCGTCACCATGATTCTATGGCTTGGCTTGGTGTTTATGTTCGTGCTAGAATTGGCAGCATAAAATTTACAATTGTAAAAAACTAGGGATAGAAAATGTCAGGATTCAAAAAACACAATGTGCTCATAAACGAGTACGCACAACAGTCGCCGGAAAACCTGCAAGATATGGTCATGATGGTGGTGCTATCAATACAACAGCCGTGGTATAAAGTAGGCGAACAGATGATTGACTACCGCAAACTTGGGTCAGACTCCCGTTTTGTTTGGGGTAATAAACTCAAGACATACAGGTGGTTGCGTTCAAATGTTAAACCACTGTATGATGATGCCATGCAAGCGATTGCAGATCACAAGGGCCGAGAATTAGACTTGCAATTGATGGATATATTCCTGCGAGTCGA